GCGCGACTTCACAGCACCTGACTTGACGACATCCGCCCGGCTCCCGCCGGACGTCTTAGTCAAATCAGTAAATCGACTCACGTCGAAAGCGCTGTTGCGTAGTGACGATCCTCTAACAGGTTGCAGAAATTGAAGATATCTGTAACTGGAACGTCCGCGGAAAGTTTCCGCAGATAGTTTGATTAGAGGATACTGGAAAGACTGCCAGTTTACGTCCCATTTCACCAGTCTCGACTTTTGGGATAAATCCCAGGTAGTCGTAAAGTAAGACTCATGCCTTCCGGCATAAGGACCTACAAGATGAGTTGAAAGGGATCCCGGAGCGAGTGACCGCAACATCGCTGTCACGGATCGTCGCAACGGGCTATACGGAGTCTGCACCGTCAGATGATGATGCAGACAATTGTATAGGAAGATGACGTCTTGCCAACGCGTGATTCTACGTTTTAAGTAGAATGGACGCACTGCCGTACCTTCGAAATAATCCTCTCCGCAAGATTCACGGAAGGGACCCTCGATAAATGACTTTTCCTTATTTGTCCTAAACCCGGCGAACCGGAGGACGGAGATAAGTTTCTGTGACATACCTGCGGGAACGATGATATCGTCACCGTAGACACTCACATGGGCATACCCGTCTCCCATAAGCTGCGCTGATATGTTGGTATAACCTTCATAATCAGAAACGGCTTGGGATAAAGATAAGAAAATCATCGACTCGAGCTCGAAAGTAAACCCGTTCCCCATTGAGGAGAACTTGTTCCATTGCACTTCTGTTTTGCCGTGCATTCCTTTGTGGGATCGCAAGGCATTGAGATAGTCAAACCAATCAGGAGGTATTAATTCCCGAACTAGTTCGATGCTGAGAGTATCAGACGCCATCTCAAGATCCAGCGTAGCTGGATCAAGAGGGCTGTGATTTTAGGACCCAAAACGCGCTAACTTTTGGTTGCGCGTCTGGTCATCCAAGTCACAGCCAACCCTTTTCAGGGATCGACGAATGAACTCTCCGACACCTAAC